ATCAGCGACCTCAGATCAAATTCTTGCTAAGGGATACAAAGCGCTAGAGAAGGAATATCTCTCTAAGGCTGGCAATATCTCTGAGGCAGAATAACCCACTCGAAAGGAACTACATTGGCTCTTACCGCTCCTAAAGCGTCTGATCTTTTTGGTGATGTTGAATCACCTAAAAAAGCCGCTAAGCGTATGGATGAATTTCAGTCAGAACTGAATAAATCCTTTTCACTACCAAATACAAATGGTTTAACTGCAACTCAAGACCCAACTGCGGCACTAGAAGCACTAGCCGCAACAAAGTCACTTGCTCCAGATGCTCTAGCAGGTCTTAACAACGCAATCGCTTCACAACGCCTTGCGCTACAAGATATGCAAAAGGACATCACACTCACATCTCCACTTTCAACATCATTCGCCGCCTTCGATCTTGAAGCACCAGCGAAACTCCTAACACCACGTCCAACACCACTCCGCAACAAGATTCCTCGTAAAAAAGGTGTCGGTACTTCTCACCGTGTAAAGCGCATTACTGGTTACACAGGTACAGGTACAGGTGGACAAGGTCAGATTTGGCCAGGAGTTACAGAATCAACAACCACCGCTTTTGGTTCAATCAACTTCGAGCGTGGCGCAAAGATTTCGTACACATCTGACGATTTAATCTTGCCTTACAACTCTTACTCACTATCAGATAGCGTTTCATTTGATGCTAACTTCTCAGGACTTGGTTACCAAGACCTCCGTCAGTTGTCATCAACTTCTACCCTCTATGCAACAATGCTTATGGAAGAAAGAATGATACTTATGGGTCGCGGAACCGCAACAGGTTATGCTGGCGCCGTTTCTGCTCCAACAGTAACAATCACAAAGCCATCTGCCGCTACTGGTCAGGTCGCTCTCGCTGATACAACCTACTATGTCTATGTAACTGCCGATGCTGGTATTTCTTCAACAGGTTTTGGTGAGTCTGTTCTAACAACAGTTTCATCACAAACAACATCTTCACAAGTTATTAAGATTGTTGTTTCATCTGCTGTTGCTGGCGCACTTGGTTACAATGTTTACATTGGTACAACCACAGGTGCAGCAAACGCTAAGTATCAAGGCACATTTAAGAGCCTTACAGGTTACATCGTAGGTGCTGGATCTACTTCTGCTGGAGACACAATCGTGTATTCAACAACAAGCTCAATCCTCGCTTCACGCGCTTCATCAGATACCTCTGCTTATGCAACAGGTTACGATGGAATCTTGTCTACTGTTCTTGGTGCTAACACAGGCTATAACAACAACATCAACACAACCTTCTCAAATACAAATCCGGGCACTGAATACCAGACCGTATTTGCTAACCTTTACAACTCAGTAAAGGCTGATCCGGATGAGATTCTGCTTAACGGTTCTGACCGCAAGCAACTTTCAGATGCGATCAAGGGTTCAGCAAACGCTAACTACCGTCTACAGATCTCACAAGACGAAACAAGTGGCGTAACCTACGGTTCAGTAGTTAATGGAATCGTGAACGAAACAACAGGAAAGTCAGTTCCTCTGACTGTTCACCCTTGGTTACCACAAGGTGTATCTCCAGTTCTTTCATACACACTTCCAATTCCAGACACAGAGGTTTCTGATGTTTGGGCTAACTATATGGTGCAGGACTATATGGGAATCCAATGGCCAGTAACTCAATTCGCCTATGAATTCTCAACTTATTTCCGCGGCACATTTTTCTGCGTGGCTCCCGCGTGGAATGGCGTTGTCTCAGGAATCGTTGCTGCTTAGTAATAACTAAAATAAATAGGGAGGGTGTCTTTATCGGCACTCTCCCTGTTTCTTAAAGAAAGGCAAATAGATGGGTCGTTTAGTTCCAAGAGATGGCTTTGCTAGAGAAGTAGAGATTAAAAGGCAATCGGGATCAAAACTAATACGCGCTGAAAAATCAGGAATGTATTCAGTAGATAATCCAAAAGACATTAAAGCTCTTAAGGCAGAGGGATTTACAGAAGGCAATTTAGCATCTTTTACTTCAGGAGATACAGAACGCGGGTACACTTGTATCGCGTGTGGTTTTGGTTCGTGGTTTCGCAAGTGCGGTCGTTGCGGTCACGAATCGTCAGACCCTCAGACAGACGGAGATTAAAAAATGGCGGCAGTATCCCCAATAACTCAGTTTCAATCAGGCTCGTACCTTACGCTCCAAGAATATAAGAGCGCTCCTACGGCTATTGATTACTCAAACTTAGTTGCCGGAGGTACTAGCGCCCAACAAGATGCTGAATTAGCCGCAGTTATCCAAAGAGCATCATCATTTATAGACATCTATGTAAACCAACCCTTAATCGCTCAAAACTTTACCGAGCAATCTCGCACTCGCATTAATCAAGAAGGTTTTTTAATTTTATCTCCCGATTATAATAACGTGGTTGCGCTTAACTCTCTATCTTATGGTGTAGTGCCTACAAATATGGTTACCGTACCAGCCGCATCTTTACTTAATTGTTGGTTTGAAAAATCTCAAATAATCTATCCACTGAGCCAATTAGGATTAACTTATAGCTCACAAGGTCCACTATCTTTTGGCTTCCCGCCATCAACTCGATCTCGAATTTATGCCTCGTTTAACTATACGGCTGGATATTGTAACGGTTTAATTTCAACGGCTACGGCTGGACAGACATCTTTTACTATGATTGACCCTATTGGTTTAACTGCCGGTACGGTTGTAACTATCTATGATGGCGCAAGCACAGAGCAGGTAGTGGTTTCCCCTACTTATACCTATGGCTCTAGCACCGTAAATATAACCACTCCGCTTGCTTACACTCACGCATCGGGAGTATCAGTAGGTAATATGCCTCAAGCTATTAAACAAGCCGCAATCCTTGTTACAACCGATTTCTTAAAGGTACGCGGAGATAACTCTCTTACTATGGCGGTTACTACTCGCGCTAATAGTGGTCCTAGCGTTCAAGATATTATCGGCTCTGATCTCGCGCTTGCTAAAGAACTTCTAGCGCCTTTCCGACGGATGCGCTAAATGGCAGTTGGTCGCGCTAATCTACGATCTACCCTTTACGCCTATTTAACCGGCGCAAACATAAGCGGATTAGGGCAGATATTTACTTCATTTCCAAAGCGTATTAACTACCAAGTTAATGCGAGCGCTGGACAGATGAGCAGAGCGGCGGTTGTAATCTTTATTCAGAGCGAACGCGAAACTCGTTTGGCTATTGGCGGCGCTACTAATGGTTGGAAGCGTGTTGATTTCCAAGTTGTATTACAGGTATTTCACCACTCGTTACAAAACCTTGCCGAAAATGCTATGGCTGATTTTGATACACTTATAGACAACATCAAGAATACGCTTCGAGCTAGTCATAACTTTGGTGATACCACTCAAGTAAATGTCTGGCAAGGCGCGGAACCTGTAATTGATTGTCTATATGGAGAGCCTGTTACCTCTGATAATGGAGCAACAGAAACTTTTGCGGAGATTCGATTTGATGTTACTCAAATGATTCAGGCTTAGGAGAACAATGGCAACCTATCTTTATAGCGGTGATGAAGTAAGGGAATTTCCCACACTTAAATTAACCGTTAAACCCGGCGATACTTTTGATTCGGCAGATGAGGTTATTTCAGCCGATGTAACTCTCGCTTCTGCACCAAAGAAAACAACACCAACACCAACACCGTCTGCCGCGTCAGACATAACGCTAGGAGCGTGAGTAGATGTCAGTACAAAATACACATCGTTCGTATATAGGTATCGCTAAAGAAACTACTAAGGGAACTGCGGTTAGTACACCTACCGCTTATATCCCTGTTATTGCGAGCACCCTTAAGCCACAAGATATTTATACACCGCTCTACGATGAAGGCTTGCGTGGATCGCTTGTTAAGAACTATAACTACATCCAAGGTCGCGTTCACTCTACCTATGATTTTGGTGGGGCAGTATTTGCCGACACAATTCTTTATCCTCTTGCTGGCGTACTTGGTGAAGATGTTGTATCAGGATCAGCACCTTATGTTCACACAATTTCATTAAAGAACTCAGCAACCGCCGCCGCAGATGCTCAACCTTCCGCCTATACAATCACAGATTTTTATAGCGCCGCAGTACGCTCTTGGGCAGGTCATCAGTTCCACGACTTCTCACTAAAGTGGAACGCTGATGGATTACTAGAATATGATGCTAGATCAACTGGATGGCAATCAGCTACCGCTTCTACTCCTACACCTTCATTCTCAACCGTATTGCCAAGCGCAGTATGGACAGGAACAGTAAGCGTTGCCGGATCAACTATCTCTAACTCAACTATGGGTAATATAGATTTGAAGCGCCCAGTTACTCCTATCTACGGTATCGCAAATGTTCAAACTCCATATCAAGTATTTGTTGGTGCCCTAGAAGTTACTGGCAAAGCAACTTTCCTTATGGAAAACGACACACAACTTACTAACTACCTAACTAACACCCAACCAGCCCTAGTCTTTAACTGGACTACTGGAACAGGCGCAACACAGACTTCAATCCAAGCAACAATGACTAAGGGTGCTTATACACTTGCAGTTATCGAGCGCTCAAAAGACTTCGTAGAAGTTTTGGTTGATTTCAATGCTCAAGGCAACCTAACTGATTCGGGAACCGTTGGTTACTCCCCTATCAAATGGGTTGTTAAGAACGCCATAACTACTTCGGTAGCGTAACCCCTAGAACGCAGTAGAGGTGGCAGGTTGAGTGGCTCGCCTTCGCCGCTCCCGCACCTCTACTGCCCTTTTTTGCTAGGATAATCGTAAGGCTAACAAGGAGGCTATAAATGTCTAAGAAAATATCATTACCATCAGGCGCAACAGTTACTATTAAAGATGCTACGGCGCTAAGAGTAAAAGACCGCAATCGCATTATGCGCGCAGGAGATAGCGAAAACCAAGCAGAAAAAGGTATTGCTATTGGTAACGCTTTGCTTGCTACCATTATTGAGGATTGGTCTTATGATCTTTTAATCCCATCGGTTAAAGAGGATTCAATCGAGGAATTACCTATTAAAGATTATGTAGCTTTAATGAAAGAAACAGAAAGCCTAACAAAAGATTTATTCCCTGACCTAAACGATACAGATGAGAACAAACTCAACGCTGATAGCCCTTTAGACGGCTCGAACGCCTAAAGGATTTACTAAGGGGATTTCAACGCTCTGCCGATCTTGATTACCCTGATCTCGAATGGTATTACTACCGATTCGCTGATCGTTTTGGTTGGACACCCGAACAGGTAGATGATCTACCCGCCGGGCGATCCGATTGGTTACTAGCAATAGCTGATGCCGTAGAGGAAGTTAAGATTGAGCAGATGGAGAAGCGATGAGCGATAACCTTCCCGAAGTAACTGCCGCGTTAAAGGCTTGGCAAAAACGGATGGATAATGCCGGTATGTTTGCTACGCGCCAAATCACTATTGCGCTTTGGACTGATGCTCGCAGGATCGCAAGCGAAGTTAAAAATCCTCCTATTCAAAGCAAAAATAAATTGCGTCATAATCCTCACATTGGTCCTAGAGATGGCGAAGGTCCAAACTACGCTACTGGCAATTTATTTCGTAACATCATTGCTAATCCAGTAAGGCGCGTTGGGTTTGAAAGTTACACCGCAAGCGTTGGGTCTAATGCTGAATATGCTCGCGCAGTTGAGGAAGGCTCCGCAAGATGGTTAAGTGGGGTAAAATTCCCTTATATGACCCCAGCGAGGGATAAACTCGTTGAGTCAGGCAGAGCTTCGCAATATATCCGTGATGCCGTTAAAAACGCTATGGGGGGATAATAAATGGCAGGTGAAGTCCCACCATTAAATGTAGAGATACTCGTACAACTCTCTAATTTAACCGCCGCAGTAACAGAGGCTACCGCCGGATTAAATAAAATTGGCGATGGGGCTAAGGCTCAAGAATCTAAATTTAGTGCGCTTAAGACTACAATGCTTGGCGTATTCGCTGGCAACTTGATGGCTAAAGGTGCCGAAATCCTTGCTACTGGATTACACGATGCGGTTAAAGCTATTGAGGATACTCAGGTTGCTACTGAGCAACTCTCTACCGCGATGAATAACGCTAAACAAAATACTGCGGCTAATCGTGAAGAGGTAATGAAGTCTTCAGACAAGATGAACGCACTAGGCTTCTCCGTCGCTGACTCTGAAAAGGCTTTAACTAAGTTAGTAACCGCTACTGCTGTCTCTTATACACATCTCCGAGCCCACGAGACGCTACG